AAAGTTGCAATAACTTTCCCACCTTCTCCCTTGTTGTGGAGAAGGTAAAAATGATGACCTGTGGTGTCAGATACTTCTGACACTACAGGTTTGTCTAACCCCTCGGTGAGTATTTTTTTACTCACCGCGCCAAGGATACCCCCGGCAGAATTCACCATGAAGAAGCTCCCTGGCTTCTTCGGGTTTTCTTACACTTCCAAAATGGAAGTGTTTTTTTCCTCCTTAAACTCCTGAACAGTCAGGGTTCGGAGAAATTCTAGTTTGTTCATGTTCATAAGATAGAGTTTATAAGATTTATGGCGGGGGGAATAGCCCCAACCGCCAAGATAAGGGGAGGGTCTTGAGGAGTCTATGTACCACTCATGTAAATTCTGAAAATTTTAAAATTTTTTTTGGAAAATTTTTTTTGTAATATTCTATTGCACTTTATGCTACATACTAAAAAACAAAGAAGAATCAAATAAAAATAAAAAAGACATTAGGTAATATAAATTATTAATACTATATAATATTAGTTAAACTTTATTAAAATATTTGGTAGTCTCAGATTTTTTACTTATCTTTGTATTTATCTGATAGAGCTATTACTCTCTATATCCCCCTCTAAGTTATTACTAAAGGGGTAGAAGTTGGGTTGTAAGTAATAAATAATTACTGAGATGTCCCCAATACAGATAAAAATTGCCTATATATAGATAAGATTGAGCCACCAAGTAATTGTGAAAAGGTAAAGGATAAAGTGCTCCTAGGGGATTAAAAGCCGTGTCTTATTAAAATTATAGGTTAATATAGCTCTCCAGTAATGGTTAGTTTGAGAAGATTACCTCTCGTAGGATATTTTATATTATTATATATAAAACTTAATATATTGATAATGAGAAGATTAAATATTAAACCAAGATTAATAAAAAACAAATTCTAAATTATTTACTTAGAATTATAAGTTAAGTAGTAGTGTGTTATTACATAATAAAGAAGTAATCAATAAATCAGAATAGTATAAACAGGATTTAATCAATAGAGCTACTTATTCAGAAAATAAATTGAAGCAAATATTAGATGATTTTAATATTTTATATGACTTTCAGCATGTTATCTATATACATAATAATTATGTAATTAATAGATTTTACATTGCTGATTTTTTTGTGCCTAAATTTAATTTAATTATAGAATTAGATGGAAAATATCATAATACTATAGAGCAAAATTAGAAGGATTTATTGCGAGATAATTTTATAAAAAGCTATAATTATAACATACTCAGATTAGATAATGATGAACTTGATGATAGTTATTCTGCTTTAAAGAAAATCATTAATTATATAGAGAAAAATAATTTGCATAAATTATATTGATATTTATTTTTGTGGGAAAATCTCTATTATTTATACATTTTCTTTAGAGCAATGTATGTTTAAATGTAAATAAGTGTTTACAAATAGCTATTTGAAGTAATTAATTATTAATAAATATTAAATAATAGTCAAATATTTGGTTATGTAAAAAATTTTGCTTACCTTTGTATTGTTCTTAAAAAAAGAGATAATATGAGAAAGATTAAATTTAAAAGAGGTGGTAAGAAAAAAGGTGGTGGTTGTTAAGTTATTTGGGGTGTTTTGAAATATAAACACCTCCATTTTTTAATGGTTCAGTAGCTCAGTAGGATAGAGCAACAGCCTTCTAAGCTGTGGGTCATAGGTTCGAGTCCTATTTGAATCACTTTATTTTATATGCCTAGATGGTGAAATTGGTAGACACGAGGGACTTAAAATCCCTTGGACAGTAATGTTCTTGTGGGTTCAAGTCCCACTCTAGGTACTAAAGGTATTATTATGTACGATATTAAAATACAAAATACAGGTAATAGTATTATATATCATAGTAAAAATGAATACAATCAAACTTTGAGATTAGAATTTAATAAATGGTATTTTTCTTATAGAAATATTGAACAATGGTTTGTAGTATTTTATATTTCTAATAAAAGAAAACATGGATATAAATTTTTAGAACAAACAGGTAAAGATGGTATAAAAAGTTTACTGTGGGCTAAAAAATGTTTAATTGATTTTATTAATAATGAGATAAATAAAAACTGTGAAACACAGATTGTTATTTACTCTGATAATGAAAGAAGAAGAAAAATTTATGAGTATGGTCTTAAATCTTTAGGATTTAATACCTCTACAATAAATAAAAGACTTGCTTTATTATTAATTATTAATAAATAAAATGATGGGTTCATATAGTGGTCTAGTATGCCACCCTTTCATGGTGGTCACATGGGTTCAAATCCCATACTCATTACAAATTATATGCGGGGTAGAGCAGTCAGGTAGCTCGCAAGGTTCATAACCTTGAGGTCAGTGGCTCAAATCCACTTCCCGCTACAATTAATATAATATATTATGAATATAGTTAGATTTTTTGAAACATTAAAAAGAAAAAAAAAGAAATAGATAAGAATATTAAAGAGGTAAAATTAGATACTTTTCAAGATTTTAGAGAAAGAATTAATTTTTATTTATGTGAAAATACTCATGTACCATTTACTATAAATTTTCCTCTTACTTCTTATTATCCATTAATTAAACTTGATGATGAAGATATAGAATATTTTTATAAAAAATATTATAATAAAATTCAAGAAAATAAAGAAAAAGAAATCTCTGATATTTTAGAAAAATACAAAAACTTATGATTAAAGAAATTAAATTTAATTCAGAAGCAACAGAATCTGTTTTAAAAGGAATTAATATAGTAGCAGATGCTGTTAAATCTACTTATGGTCCAGGAGGAAGAAATGTAATGATTGAAGGAAATGATGATATTCCTCATATTACTAAAGATGGAGTAACAGTAGCAAATTCAATTGAATTAAAAGATGGTTTTGAATCTATTGGAGCTAAATTAATTCAAGGAGTAGCATCTAAAACTTTAAAAGATGTAGGAGATGGTACTACTACTTCTGCCATTCTTACTCAAGCTCTTATTAATGAAGGACTTAAAGAAATACAATTTGGCACTAATCCTTTCCAATTAAAAAAAGGCATGGATATAGCAACATATGCTATAGTACAAATGCTTAAAGAGAAAGCATTAATACTTGATGATGAAGGCATTAAAAATGTTGCTAGAGTTTCTGCTAATGGTGATGAAGAAATAAGTGATTTACTTTATGATGTTTTCTCTAAAATTAGTAAAGAAAGTACTATTACAGTAAATGATTCATCTACTTTAGATACTTATTTTGAAATTATTGAAGGCATTTCTTTACCTACTGGATTTGAAAATCCTTTGTTTGATAAAAATAAAGAAGATAAAATTATTTATGAAAATCCTACTGTATTTATATCAAAAAATGCTATTACTGATATTCAATTAATAGTTCCAACAATTAAAAAAGCACAAGCTACACAAACACCATTAGTTATTATTGCTCCTGAAATAGATAAAGGAATATTAAATACATTGCTTATTAATAACTATAATGGAAGTTTAAATGTTCTATTTGTTAGAATGCCAGGAATGACTGAAATTCAACAAGAAAATTTAAATGATTTAGGTATAGTAATTGGAAAACCTTTTGGTATGACAGATTATGTAGTAGGAAAAGTATCTAAGGCTATTATAGAACAATATAAAGCTTCTTTAATTCCTTTAGAAGAATATATTCCTGATATTGAAAGTCTTAAAGAAACATTAAAATCTAAATTAAATGTTGCAGATAAAAGTTTTAAAGCTTTAAAAGATAAGGAGAGAATTGCTAAATTATCAGGTAAAGTAGCCAATATTTATATTAGTGCTAATTCTGAAGTGGAGCTTAAAGAAAAGAAAGATAGATTAGATGATGCTATACATGCTGTAAAAGCTGCCTTAGAAGAAGGCATTGTATTAGGGGCAGGTATTACTTTAAAGAAAATATCAAATAGAATTTGTGAAGATTTAAGTCAAGAGTGTCCATATGAGGGAGTTAGAGCAGGAATACAAGTAATTAATACAGTATGCAATATTCCATTTACTCTATTAAATAGAGTAGTAGAAAATAAAGATAATATCATTGACCCTGTTAAAGTAGTATATACTACATTACAAAATGCTAATTCTGTAGCAGGGTTATTTTTAACTACTAATTGTGTTATAGTAAATTCAAGAGAATGACAGAAGGATTAAAAAACATATTACGTGAAGTAATTTCAAAAGGTAAAGTAATTGAAGCAGAGGATAATACTCCTGTATTATCTATAGATATGATACATTTAGATTCTTTTAAAGATAAATATAAAGTAGATTTTTTATCTATTTTAGATACTTTATCTGTGGAAGAACAAAATAATTTTTTAAATAGCTGTAAATAACAGCTATACAATCTCCTCTGTTGTAATGGTAGCAAGGCGGACTCTAACTCCGTAAGTTTTGGTTCGAATCCAAAGGGGAGGACTTTTTTAAATTGATAATTTATAAGATTTTTAAAATGAGAGGTGTTAGCCATGTATGGTCTGTGAAGATAGTCTTGGCACAAATATATAGGTATAGTTCAGTTGGTAGAATGCATGCTTTGGGAGCATGAGGTCAAGGGTTCGAGTCCCTTTACTTATACTAAATTAATAATTAAATTTATGGGAGAAATTAAAATGAATCAAGAAGTAGAAGAAAAAGAGACTACAGTAGCAATGGGAGAAACATCTAAAAAAGTAAATACTTTGAATTTACAAGTTTATTCTGCAGTTGGTAAATTTAAGTCAATTAGACGAGCTATTAGAAGAGGACATGTGGCATATTATGGAATAGAATACCCTAAAAGACCTTTTAATAATAGAAAAAATAAACCATTAGAAAACATTAAAAAAACTATTTATCATGGAATCAAAACAGCAAGAGCTAATACCTAATTTAGAAGGGGATGAATATCCTGAATATAATGATATTCCTGTACATTATTGTACTGAATGCTTATCATTAAAAGTTAGAGTATATACAGAAGATTCACATTATTGTGATGATTGTGGTAGTACAGAAATTAAAACTACTCATATTACAGAATGGGAAAAAATGTATGAAGATAAATATAAAATTAATTTTTTAAAGAAAACAAATAAAAACAAATAATATGGAGAGTAATAATAGTACTGTTAAAGAACAGAAAAAATTATCATACGAAGAATTGGATAATTTAGCAAAACAATTATCCCAGGTAAATTTACAGCTACGTCAAAAATTAGCAGAAAGTGACTATTCTAATTTTCATCAACGTATGGCTTATTTATTTGAAATTGTAAGAAATGCAGATAAATTTGCTCCTGTTTTTGTAGCAAAATGTATTAAAGAAATTGAAGAAGCTATTACCATTCCTGAAGTAGTAACAGAATCTTAAAAAATTAAAGTAATATGAGTAATACTAATATAGTAAGAGTTGCTCCCACAAAGAGTAAATTCTTCAGATATTGGTTTGAGTTTTTACACCCTTTTCATAAATTACCTCCAAGAGAGATGGATGTTCTTGCTGCTTTTTTAAAGCATAGATATGAATTATCTAAAATTATCAGAGATGAAGAATTATTAGATAAAATAGTATTTAGCGATGATGTCAAAAAGAAAGTAAGAGAGGAATGTAATATTAAAACCCAACATTTTCAAGTAGTTATGGGCAAATTGAAAAAAGCAGGGCTTATTCAGGGAGATAAAATAAATAAAAAATTTATTCCTAGCATAGAAGAAGATGCTAAAGAATATAGATTAATTTTTCATTTTGATTTACAATGATATTAAGTGATGAATTAAAAAGAATAATTAAGTTAGTATCTATAGAAACAAAAATTCCAGAATCTACTGTAGAAGTAGTTTACAGAGATTACTGGAAATTTGTAAGAGATACTTTTGAAAATCTTCCACTCAAATCTATTACATCTGAAGAGGAATTTAATAACTTGAAAACAAGTATTAATTTGCCTGGATTAGGTAAGATTTATACTACTTTTGATAAAGTAGAAAAATATCAAAAAAGAACACAATACGTTAAACAAATATTCAATAAATAAAATGCTGAAAATTAAAAGTATAAAACCCGTTTTTAATAAAATTGTTTGTACAGCAGACAAATATGAAATTCCTCAATATATTCCTGGTACTACTATTGTAGATGGAGATAAAAAAACTCTAGGTCTTAAAGAATATCAAACAGTATTAATGGTAGGTCCTGATGTTACTGCTGTAACAGTAGGAGAAGTTATTGTAATTAATCCTGCAGAATACATGGTAAAAAAATATAGTAAAGATACTACTAAATCACAGATGTCTGATGTATATAATCCTGTTATTGAATATAATTTCAATATTGTATTGGTAAATGGTCAAGAATGTCTTATTTTGAAAGAAAGAGATATTGATTATATTGTGACTGATTCTGAAGAAATTGAAGATAGTGTGGATATTCAAGAATAATTATGAAATTAGTAAAATTTGAAAATTGGAAATTAACCATAACAGAGGAAGCACTATTAATTAGTGCTTTTGCTGCTTTATGGAAAAGGGACAAAACTAAAGATAAATCTAATGCTTTAAGAGATTTAGGTATTATTTATTTTCTTTGTGACCCTAGAAGTGATTATATGTTTATAACAGATGAAAATGATAGATTAAAAGATATTAAAGAACGAGAAGGATTACCATCTAATTGGCAACCAGACGAATAGCTTAAAAAAGCTATGAAAGTATATAAACATTTAACTCAATCTACTTCTTCTTTATTATTAGAAGATACTAGAGCATTAATTGATAAAGTAAGGTAGCAAATGAAAGATATTGACCTTACTAAAACAGATGATAAAGGTAAGCCTTTATATACATTAAATACTATTACTTCTACTATTAAACAAATCCCTTCATTATCAGAGGATTTAAGAAAAGCAGAAGAATCTTTAACTAAAGAAATAGAAGAAAATAGTAGAATGAGAGGACAGCAAGCTAAAAAGATTTTAGAAGATGGAATTTTTAATGATGAAGAATGATGAAATTAGAAGATATAGTACACACATTTAATGACTATTTAACTGTAAATAGAACAAGTAAAAAATTAAATCATATAGGGTATATGGTATTACTGAGAAGTTCTACTTCTCCTTCTACCTTTACTAAAGCTTTAAAAGAATATGAATTAAAACTTATTTATGTAAAAGAAAAAGAGTAGCAAATTGTATTTAAAGAATCTGTTATAGATAAAGTAGTTACGGACCCTCAAGAGATTAAATTGCTAAATACTTTAGAATTAAAAATGGTATTCAATATAATGCAATTATTAAATACTCCTGAATTATTTGATAAATATGTAAATAATGAAATAAATGGAATTTAATAAATATCAAACACAATTAACTCCTGAATTATTAGATAGTTTACCTAAAGAAATTAAAGATGATTTATTGGATGCTTTAGAAAATATTGAATTTATTAAAAGATTAGTTTCACCTAATAGAAAGTATGCCAGAGAATTAGAAAGAAGAGATGGTAAAATTATAGTAGATATTCTAAATCCTCATATTCTTGAGGATATGGAATACTTTAGACCTACAGGAAATCATTATAGAAAACATGGAGTACTTACTAAATTAAGACCTAATGGAAATCCTAATAGTGAATTTGGTAAATGGTTAAAAAATGAAATACATAGAATTTGGTATGGAATGGTTAGAGAATCAGATGGAGAATGGATTACTGGAGATATGTATTTTTATTTAAATTACACTCCCATTATTCAATCTAAAATTCGAGAAGGTACTAAATAGGCTGACCGTATTGTAGACTTTCCTGAAGTTTGGGAAGGTGTATATTTAATGTTTCATTATGTAGAATAGGCTCGTAGTGGTGGAATATATAATAATTGGGAAGGTGGATAGCACTGTGTAGAAATTGCTAAACGTGGTGCTTCTAAATCTTATCTTGTAGCATCTATGTTAGCGAAATTATTTGTAGTTGGAGAAAATAAATTAGCTAAGAAAAACACCCGTGGAGTAGTAACAGCATACCAAAAAGAGTCTTTAATTAAAGATGGTACTTTAAATAAGTTTATGGATATTATTGATTTTTGTGCTGAAAATACTTAGTTCCCTTCACAAAGATTAAAAGAGTCTTTAGCAGATATGACCTGGGAAATGGGGTATAAAGATTTAGCATCAGGGTCAAGAAAAGGTACTGGTAATTTAATTTTAGGTGTAACTGCTAAAGATAATGTAGAAAAATCTCGTGGTAAACGTGCTAATAAATTTATTTATGAAGAGTTTGGAGCTTTTAAAAAGTTTATTGATATTTGGAATGTAAATTTACCTTCTGTTCAAGAGGGGGATATTGTCTTTGGACAAGCTATTGCTATTGGTACAGGAGGTTCGGAAGGTTCTGACTTCTATGGAGCATTAGAAATTATTTATAATCCATTGGGTTACAATGTATATGCATTACCTAATTATTTTGATAAAAATCAATAGGGGCAAAAAACTACTGTATTTTTCTTTGGTACTTATTTAAATCGTAAAGGTTATTACAATAAAGATGGAGTGTCAGATATAGTTGGAGCATTACTTCAAGTATTTAAAGGTAGGTATAAATTAAAATATAATAGTACTGACCCTATGGCTCTTACTCGTAATAAAGCTGAAAATCCTATTACTATTTAGGAAGCTATTATGAGAAGAGATACTGCATATTATCCTACTTCAGATATATTAGATACTATTTAGGAAATAGATTCTAATCCAAGAAGTTTGGATAGTATTAGTATAGGGAATTTAGAAATGGGTAATAACAATGAAATTAGATTTAAACCATCTATAGAAAATTTACCTATTAGAGAATTTCCTCATAAAGATAATAAAATGATTGGATGTGTAGAAATACATGTCCCTCCTATGAAATCTTCTACAGGAAAAGTACAAAGAGGTAGATATATTGCAGGTATAGATACCTATGATGATGATGTATCACAAACACTATCATTAGGCTCTATTTATATTTTAGATTTATTAACTGATGATATTGTTTTTGAATATACTGGTAGACCTGCTTTTGCAGATGATTTTTATGAATTATGTCGTAGAGCATTACTGTGGTATAGTGCAGAAGCTAATTATGAAAATAATAAAAAAGGTTTATTTGCTTATTTTTCTAAAATGAATTGTACTTATTTATTGAGTGATACTTTAGAATTTCTTAAAGATAAAGAAATGATTAAAGGTACATTATATGGTAATAAATCTAAAGGAACAATTTCTACACAACCTATTAAAGCTTATGGTAGAAAAATTCAAAGAGATTGGTTATTAAAACCTATTATTACTTTACAATTAGTTGAAGATGAATGGATTGAAGTAAAAATACCAAAATTAAAAACTATTAAATCAAGAGCTTATCTTAAAGAATTATCTCAATGGAATCCTGATGGCAACTTTGATAGACATGATGCTATGTTAATGCTTATGCTTCTTAGAGAAGATAAATTGAGGATGTTCGGAGAAAATCCTGCAAGTGCAGTTTTATCAGAAAGAGACTCTAATTATTTAGGAGATGACCCATTTTTTAGTAATTCTTACAGTAAAAATGTTTATTAATTTAAGTAAAAATAGAAAATCCTGCTATTAAATAGTGGGATTTTTTATATGAATAAGTAAATATAGTAATACATAAATATAAAATTAATAAGTATTTATATTAATATATTGCATAAGTCATTTTTTTTTCATAACTTTGTATTGTTGATACAAAGTAATTATTCAATAATTAAACATAATTATGCTTACAGAAATTAAAACTTTACCTCCACAATAGTTACCTTTTTATAAGAAAACTAAAGAATGGAGAAAAAAACATTTAGATTGGGCGGATAATAGGTCATTTTATAATGATACTGCTGTTAGAAACTCTGTTCTACATAAAAAAATAAACTATGACCTTTTGATTGGTAAAGTTAGAATGGATGATATGATGTCAGTATTAAATCCTGATGACGTTAGTGCCAATTTAAATTAGGAGCAAATACCTCATTATCCTATTATTAATTCAAAATTGAATGTATTAAGAGGGGAAGAAGCTAAAAGAAAATTTGATTACAGATTAGTGGTTACTAATCCTAATGCTATTTCTGAAATTGAAAAGAATAAAAAAGAAGAAATCTTTGAAAGAATTAAAGAATTAGTATCTAATACTTCTTTATCAGAAGAAGAATTCAATAAAGAGTTAGAAAACATTAATGAGTATTATACTTATGAATGGCAAGATATTAGAGAAATTAGAGGTAATACTATTTTAAATCATTATATTAAAGAATTAAATTTACTTACTAAATTTAATAGTGGATTTGTTGATGCTATGACTGTAGGTGAAGAAATTTACCAAGTAGATATTGTATCAGGAGAACCCATTGTAGAAAGAATTAATCCTTTAAAAATCAGAGTATTTAAAACAGGATTTTCAAATAGAATTGAAGATGCTGACATTGTTTCTTTAGAAGATTATTGGAGTCCTGGAAAAATTATTGATACTTATTATGATTAGCTTAATGCTGCTGATATGAAGTATATAGAGGAGTTACCAAGGACTTTAGAAGGAGATACTGCTACTTTTGATGAAACTAAAAACTTCATCAATATGTCTGATGGTGAAGGATTTGTAATTGATTCTTATGCTTTATTCACAGGAGTTGGAGAACCTGCAAATGCTTATGTAGATGATGCAGGAAATATTAAAGTATTAAGAGTTTATTGGAAAAGTAGAAGAAAAATTAAAAGAGTAAAATCTTATGACCCTAATACTGGAGATGAAGAATATCATTTTTATCCTGAAACTTATGTTTTAAATACAGATTTAGGAGAAGAAGAAGAAATATTTTGGATTAATGAAGCTTGGGAAGGTACTAAAATTGGTAAGAGTATTTATGTAAATATGAGACCTAGACCAGTACAATATAATAGATTATCCAATCCATCAAAATGTCATTTTGGTATTATTGGTTCTATATATAATCTTAATGATGATAGACCTTTTTCTTTAGTAGATATGATGAAACCTTATTCATATCTTTATGATGCTATCCATGATAGATTAAATAAAGCTATTGCCGCTAATTGGGGAAGAATATTAGAATTAGATTTAGCAGGAGTTCCAAAAGGTTGGGATATTAATAAATGGTTATATTATGCTAAAATAAATAAAATTGCTGTAAAAGACAGTTTTAAAGAAGGTAATATTGGGGCTGCTACAGGCAAGTTGTCAGGAATGATGAATAATGCTTCGAGAGGAGTTATTGATGCAGAAACAGGTAATCATATACAACATCATATTAATTTATTAGAATTTATCAAAATGGAAATGGCTGAAGTTGCAGGCATTTCTAAACAAAGAGAGGGATAGATTAGTAATAGAGAAACTGTAGGTGGAGTAGAAAGAGCTACATTACAATCAAGTCATATTACAGAATGGTTATTTATTACTCACAATGATGTTAAGAAAAGAGTACTTGAATGTTTATTAGAAACTACTAAAATGGCATTAAAAGGAAGAACTAAAAAATTCCAATACATTTTATCAGATTTATCTCTTAGAGTAATGGATATTGATGGTGATGAATTTGCAGAATGTGATTATGGTTTACTTGTAGATAATTCTATGTCTACAGATAAATTAGATGCGCAATTAGAGAGTTTAGCACAAGCAGCTATTCAAAATCAAACATTATCATTTGGTACAATTATGAAAATCTTTACTAATACTTCTTTAGCAGAAAAGCAAAGACTTATTGAAAAAGATGAAAATAAGAGAAGATAGTTTCAAGCAGAACAAGCTCAAAAAGATAATGAGTTGTAGACTCAATTAGCACAAATGGAACTTGAAGGAAAACAAGCTGATAGAGACCTTAAAAAATATGAAATTGATGCTAATAATGAAACTAAAGTTTTAGTAGCACAAATGAATTCCTTTGCAAATGAAGAAACATCTGAAGATATTGAGTATTCTCAGGATTCTAAAAATGAATTAGCTGAAAAGATAAGACAATTTAATGAATCTATTTCTTTAGAAAGACAAAAACATTCTGATGCTATGGAAATTAAAAGACAAGAATTACAAATAAAAAAACAAACCAAAAATAAAATAACTTAATTATGTTATACAATAATAAAAAGATTATAGAATCATTAGTAGAACCCCCCCTTACTAATGTATTATGGTTACATACAAAGTAGGGGCAATCTCCTGTATTAAAGCAATTTGAAGGGGGTATATGGAAAGAAATTGATTAGAATGTTTTAAAGATAACATCTAATAATCTCACTGATGACCAAAAAGAACAATTTAGAGAAAATATACAAGCTGCCAATCAGGCAGAAGTAAATTTTCTTACTCAACTTACTGAGGGTATATAGAAAGAAATTGATTAGAATGTTTTAAAGATAACATCTAATAATCTCACTGATGAC